ACACAGATCTATAAAGTATTACGCCGTTGGAGAATATGGCGGTCAAACATACAGACCACATTACCATATAGTTATATTCAACGCTGATGTTAATTATTTCGAACGTGCCTGGGCATTAGATAACAAAAAAATTGGCGAAATACATGTAGGAACTATAACCGATGCCTCCATCGGTTATACTTTAAAATACATATCAAAAGCAGCCAAAATACCAATGCACCAGAACGATGATAGAAGCAAAGAATTTGCATTAATGAGCAAAGGACTTGGCTCAAATTATATAACCGAAAATACATTAAAATGGCACAAAGCAAACGCAGAAGAACGCGTATACATACCTTTATTAGATGGAAAAAAAGCCCCAATGGCGAGATATTACAAGCTGAGGATATACGACGAATTCGAGAAGGAACGAATTTCTTATTACTTCCAGAAGAAAGCATCCGAAGCAAAAGATTTATTAGTAGAGGAACATGGCAACAATCTACAATATTTTAATGAACAAAAAATTTACGATGGAATTCGAAAATTGAAAAAACAACAACATTTAAAAATTTAACAATGATTAAAACTTATTTAAACCGGGAAGAGCATACTCGCCGTTACGAAGTAAATAACGAACCTAGTGAAACAATACCAGACCAGTCTATGTCTATTCGCACAATTCTTGAACGTTATTCAAGAGGATTGCCAATATCTGGAGAAAAAACACCTATTTGGCAACAAGGCGAAGATTACAATGATTTACCAGATCCAAGGACACTCGACCTTGCTGAAAGGCAAGAATACGTTGAATTATATCAGCAAGAATTAAAAGATTTAAAAAAATCTTGGAAATCTGAAAAAAAACAATCAGATTTACAAAAATTATCGGATATTAGTTCCGAGGAACAAAACGGCGTTTTGAGTGAGCTCGATTAATCGAGCTCGCGCAAAGCGCAAGACAAGCGAAGCGCGTCAGCAAAGCACTAATAATACTTGATATATTAGTGCTAGTTGACACCAAGTCAACGAAAACAAAAAAAAGGAGTATAAACCCCCACCCTAAGAAAAAAGCAAAGCGGCTGAAAGCCCCAGGGGAGCTAAGGGAAGTAGCGTAGCGGATGACCCAATGCGACCAAAGGGCGAAAGCAGCTTGCTTTCTGGGGTTTAGAAAAAAACGACTGAAAGTGTATGGTAACAGAAACGAAAAAAACAGAAAACCAAAAACAAGCAGCAACGCTGGAACGACCGAAATCGGCGCGCAAACCAAAAAACATAACTAATTACAAACAAAGAGGCCTATTTGGCCGAATTTATAAAACCCTTATAACATGCCATTTATCATACCACCAGCGTTAATTACCGCTGGAAAAGCAATAGCAGGAACATTAAAAGCAGCTAAAGCAGCAAAATCAGCAGCATTAGTAGGAAATGCATTAAATGTAGGTAGTCAGTTATTAACAAATAGACAACAAAAACGTACTAATTTAGAGATGTATGATAGACAAAGAGCAGATGCATTAGCAGACTGGAATAGACAGAATATGTATAATGCCCCAGAAGCACAAATGAAAAGATTTTCAGAAGCTGGATTAAATCCACATCTAATATACGGTCAAATGACAACCGCTCAACCTATAAAAACACCAGAAGCGAAAGCGCCTAATTATGTAGCACCGCAGGTAGATCCAGAGGGATTAAATGTATTAGGAAAACAATATGCATTAGAAACTCAACGTTTACAACTTGAGAATATGCAAAAACAAGGCGGATTAATAGAAGCTCAAACACTAAAAACAAACAGTGAAACTGATTGGAAAAATATTAATACAAAATTTGCAAAAGACACCTTTGATATTAGAAAATTTACCTTAGGAAACAAGGAAACCTTATCAGCTGGAGAAGTATATCTACAAGATCAAAAGTTTAAACAGATAGAAACACAAATAAGAAAGACAAATGCTGAAGTACAAAACATATTAGCAAATACAAAATTATCTGTTGCGAAGCAATCAGAAATTGCTCAAAAAATTACTAGTATGAAACAATATATGGAGTTAACTAACGAAAAAATAATTACTGCACAACAAGAAAACGCATTTATGAAAAAAATTCAAGCAATGGGAGTAGCTGGTCAAACAGCAGCAGCATTATTACGAGCATTAGGAAAGAAATAATTATTAACAATAAAAACCCTAAAAATGAAAAGACGTATGTCAAGAAAACGAAAAGGCGGATACAGAAAAGTAGCCCGAACTTATTACATTCAACGAGGTGGAACACGTTTATAAACAATTAAAAACAAAAAAACAACATGAAAAACTTATTCAACAGTATTAAGTTAACAAAACCAAAAAGCAATAGCTTTGATTTATCACATGATGTAAAGTTATCCACAAAAATGGGTCAATTGACACCAATTCTTACATTAGAATGTGTACCAGGCGACAAGTTTACACTAGGATGCGAAAGCTTAGTAAGATTTGCTCCACTTATTGCACCAGTTATGCACAGAATGGATGTTTCAATGCACTATTTCTTTGTTCCTAACCGTATATTATGGCCAAACTGGGAAAAATTTATTACAGATGCTAATAGTGGTATAGTATCACCTAAAGTTAGAATGGCAGATAGTTTACCAGCTGCTGAAAAAAACTTTTGCGATTATATGGGAGTACCTCCCGTTCCAACTGGTGGTGTACCTGCTGATGTAAATGGTTTACCATTTGCTGCATATCAATGTATTTATAATGAATATTACAGAGATCAAAATTTACAAGCACCAATCAACTATAAATTAGATGATGGACTACAAGGAGATGGTACAAGATTTAGAACAATGAGAAATAGAGCTTGGGAACATGATTATTTTACATCATCTTTACCATTTGCTCAAAAAGGTGCAGCAGTAGATATTCCTTTAGGGAGTATAGATGGAAATGTAGAAGTATTTTACGATAATGCTTCAGGAACTACATTAAACGGTTCACCAGCATCTATTAATGTTCAAGGACAACCAGCAGCAGATATTACTAACGATAGATTATATGCAAAAACTGATGGTGTAGATATAGAACCAACTACAATAAACGATCTACGTCGTGCATATAGATTACAAGAATGGCTTGAGAAAAACGCTAGAGGCGGTACAAGATACATTGAAAGTATTTTAAGCCATTTTGGAGTTAGAAGTTCAGATGCAAGATTACAACGACCAGAGTATATTACAGGTGTTAAAACACCAGTTGTTATTAGCGAAGTATTAAATACAACAGGCGAAGACGGTGGTTTACCACAAGGTAACATGGCTGGACACGCATTGTCTATAAGTAGTGGAAAAAGTGGCTCATATTATTGCGAAGAGCACGGTTATATTATCGGCATAATGAGTGTAATGCCTAAAACCGCTTATCAGCAAGGAATTCCAAGGACATTCCTTAAAAACGATACATTAGATTATTATTTTCCTTCATTTGCAAATATTGGCGAACAAGCAGTAGAAAAGCAAGAACTCTATGCTTATACATCACAAGCAAATGATACATTTGGATATGTACCTAGATATGCAGAATATAAGTATATGCCATCCCGTGTAGCTGGAGAATTTAGAACAACATTAGATTATTGGCATTTGGGTCGCATATTTGCGACTGAACCAAATTTGAATAGTACATTTATTGAATGTACTCCAGATCAAACTACTCGTATATTTGCAGTAGAAGATGGAACAGACCCATTATATTGTCATGTATACAATAAAATTCAGGCAGTAAGACCAATGCCTAAATTCGGAACACCAACAATCTAGTGTCTACACAATGTTTAAACCCTTTCCAGTTAAAAGAGGAAAATGGAGGTCATTATGTACCCTGTTCTAAGTGTTTAAATTGTAAAAGACGTAGGGCTAGTACTTGGTCAGTACGATTAGTTAAAGAAGGAGAGCGGAGTATATCCGCTCACTTCTTAACTTTAACTTACGACACAGAACATGTACCAAAAACCAGCAATGGTTATATGACTTTAAAAAAGACTGATATTCAAAAGTTTTTTAAAAGATTAAGAAAATGTCATGGAAAAAAACACAGATCTATAAAGTATTACGCCGTTGGAGAATATGGCGGTCAAACATACAGACCACATTACCATATAGTTATATTCAACGCTGA